TGCGGTTGACGGTCTGGTTGAGCTTCAGCACGACGCGCATCGGCATGGACGACAGGTCGGCGGCGCTGACCTTCGGGTCGACCACGCACTTCAGGACCATGAGCTTCAGCAGGAGCTGGTTGTCGGTGCGCTCCTCTTCCTCCCCGGTCATGGCGTTGGTGTGTTCGGTGGAGGCCTTCTTGACGAGGTCGTCGTACTCCCCGATGGAGAGTTCGCGCAGGCGGAACTCCTGGTCGCGGATCTTGACGACTTCTTCGGTGAAGTCGGTGTTCAGCTTTCGGGCGGGCATAGTTTGACTCCTTCGATCAGTAGGCTCTTACCTGTCAGGGCCGTTCGCTGCCCAGGTTCTTGCTGGAGCCTGTACTGCTGTTGTGGGCTGAGGGACACGACGATGCGCTTGTCGTACTCGTCGTCTTCCCAGAGTGGTTTGCTCAGGAACGAAAAAACGGCATGGAGGTCGTACAGGGACGCATTCGGTCCCTCGTCTCCACGCCGACGCAATGTCCAGTTGTCGAACTCCCCGACCTTCGCTCCGAGGAAGGGGATGTCCACGGTCCCGGCAGGGCGGTTCTTGTAGCTCCTGCCGGTGAGTGACTTGAATAGATAGCCCATGCGCCATCCTTCATTCGGTTGAGAGAGCCTGGGGGCGGCTAGCAGCCGGGAGGGGCTGGTTCGCTATGGGACCGCCCCCATCCTCTCATCGCCTACGGACTAGGCCTCGGGAAGAGTGCCAGACGAGTAGACGGTCCAGGCACCGGCAGCACGGAAGTTGCCAGTGGTCTTGATCGCGTCCGTGTTGGACGCGGTGATCGAGGCATCCATGAGGCCGGGGCCGTAGGCCACGAGGAACTCGTTGGAGCCGCGATCATCTGCGTACAGGTAGATGTCGATGGCATCGGAGTCAGCAGCGTTGACCTGGGCATCACCGAGGCCGGTTCCGATGTGGAGGAGGCCGGCGAACGTGCCAGACACGTCCTTGAGTCCGACCAGGTAGGTCTTGTTGGAGTCACCGAAGACGGTCGAGTCGACGTAGTCGCGGTTCAGCGCGAGCGTCCACTCGGTCTTGTTGACGATCTTCACTCCACCGCCGGTCTTGGTGCCACCAAGGTAGATGGCGCCATTCTTGCCATGAAGTGCGGTTCCGTTCTGAGCCACGGGGCTTGTCCTTTCCTAGTACACCGTCCACGTACCGGAGGCTCGAAAGTTCCCCGAAACGCGGATGGCATCGGTCGCAGAAGCGGACACGCTGGCATCGAGGTACGCCGGTCCTTCAGCGACAAGCTGAGTGGAGTCCTCCGCATAGAGCTTGATCGTGTAGGCAGTGCCGTCAGCCTTCGAGAGCGTCAGGTCGCCTGCCACGTCGAGAAGCCCAGCGAAGGTCCCCGCACAGTCCCGCAGGCCGCTGGCGTAGACCTTGTTCCCGTCACGGAACGTGGTCACGTCGGCGTAGTCGCGGGTCAGGTTCAGGGACCACTCGGTCTTGTACGTGACCTTGGTGCCATCGATGTAGATGGATCCGTTCTTGCCGTGGATAGCCGCCATAGGTCGTTACCTCCCTACAGCGTCTGGTGGGTCCAGGCGGAGTACGTGCCCCCGACCTGGTAGATGCGCTTTCCCTCCGAGTCGATGTCTGGCCCCGTTGGCAGATCAGACACCCGGCGGCAAAGCAGGGATGTTTGCTCGTCCACAGATAGCTCTGCCTCGTTGAGAGCTTGTGATACGAGCGCGTCGATGTTGTTGGCATCGACGGGGTTCTCCGCGAAGACCGAGATGTCGAACAGCGTCTTCAGCATCACGCCCGTCTGGGTGTAGTCGTACACCGACGAGGAGAGCTGGTAGACGATGAACGGATACCGGATCTTGCGGGGGGCGATCCCCTCATGGATACCGCCGTTGAGGGCGGATGTAAGGGAGCCAGATGCACGAAGCGTCTGGACGATCGCTCTTTTGGTGGGGGCGCTGGTGGAGATCGCCATTCAGCACCTCACAACTTGACTGCCAGTTCGATCCCAACGTGCCCCAGACCTTTCTTGGAGGCCCTGGCAACGCTGTTCCTGATGGCAGCCACGATGTCTGCTCGGCTCTCTTCCAACGCCGGTCGAAGGAATGGGTGGGCGCGGTTGTGCCGCGACCCGAACTCCATGTACTTCGCGTACGGCGTGGGAGAGATGACCCATGCTTCCGCTCTGTCGCCGGCCATCTTGGCCGGTTCGTGGCGGATCTCTCCGCGCAGGCGACCGCCGACGGTGACGTTGCCGACACTGCCGAAGTTCGCCCGCCCTGTGCGGACATCAGAAGCCCCCCGGGCAGAGAGGGGGGAGTCGTTTCCTGCGTCGTAGTCAGCGAGGGCCTCGAGCGCCTTATCGATGCTCATCGGGTCACCCACCCGCTTCGGCCCGCTCCACCGCTGCTTGAATGTCGAGTCCCTGCGGAGGGTCTGGCGGGACCACGAGCCAGGCTGGTTGGTGACCCACTTCACGTCCGCCTTCATCTCGGCGCCCGTCTTCGCCCGCATCCTGTAGGCATGCCCGGTGATGTTCCGTACCGGGGCGCGGGCCTTGGCCCGCCTCTCGACGATCTGGGCGCCCTTGGTCAGCCCCTCGAGCGCACCAGCCTCGACGGCCTGCATCAGGGCATCGAAGTCGAGCGTCATTCTCGCTTCCTCAGGTTGGCCGTCAGCATCGGCAACCAGGTGCCCTCGCGGTCGGTATCGCTGACGGTGTACTCATCGCTGCCCACGACCACGCGATCGCCCGCGTTGATGGCGGTGCCCACCGGGAGGAAGAGGCGGTAGGTGGTGGTAGTCACGACCATGCCTGTGTCCACGTCCTGCACTTGGGCGGGCGCGGAGAAGAACCAGCCCTTCACGCTGGCCTTCCTCGTCTCGCTCGTCTGGTCGTAGGCGAGGAAGTCGTCGCCGTAGTCGCCACCACTGGGGATAGCACCCTCTGAGCGGGTGTAGATGGCGACCGTGGTCTGCATCCCCAACTTCGCGAGGTCCCTGACGCGCTCGAGTTGGTTGGACGTGAGGAATGTTTCCTGTCGAACCATCAGCGAACCGTCAAGTTGTCCTGCCGGTAGGCGGACAGGAGCATCGCGGCCTCGGGGATGAGGGTGTCGAGGTTCTCCGCGAGCGAGTTGCCCTTGGGCGTGTCGCGCCGCATCGTCACCTCGGCCACCTTGAGCTGGGTCAGGTGGGCCATGCCACGGGCGTGGAGTTCGGCCTGGCCGTGGAGGTGGGCCACGATGTGGCCCGTGCCGTACTGGATCTCACTGGGGAGTTTGTGGTGGTAGGTGGCCGCGATCGTGTCGGTAGCCGTGAGGTTGTCATCGAACGTCACCGTCCCCTCGATGGGGTCCACGGCAAAGCCGGTGGTCTGGACGACGCCGTTCTTCTTGATGACCGGGTCTCGGCTGTTGCCGTCCACGTCGTCGGTCGTGTGCCAGTACTGGTTCTGCGCTCGCCATGTCTGCCCGTCTGAGTGGGTCAGGCTCTCGTCGGTGACGAGGAAGTCCCAGCCGTAGGTGTAGGACACCTTCGCGACGGGGGTGGCGAGGCCGACGTTGGGCACGATGAGGGCGCCGAACATGCCGATGCTCGTGACCGCGTAGGACACGATCTCGAACCACCGCTCGCTGTTGTTGATGAAGAGTTCCGACGGGGCGATCTGGACGTACTGGGAGTTGGTGACGTAGATCTTGAAGTCGGTGATCTCGAGGATGGGCCAGTGGAACGGGTACATCCGCCGCTGGCCGTAGTCGAGCGAATGCTCAGGCATCGCCCAGCGATGCTGTTCCTTGGTGATGGTGCCGCCCTTGAAGTCGTGCTTCTGGGGGATGCGAGGCACGTTGCAGTAGGCGTCCACGACGGACGCCGCCTGAGCGATGAGGGCAGCGAGTTCAGAGTCATCGAGTTCTGAGATGTCGATGCCGAAGCCCATCTCGCGGAACCGTGCCGGTGTCAGGTACATGCACCACCTCCAGGATGCGGGGACCGGAGGAGGAGGATCACTCCGGTCCCCGAAGGGAACTGCCTAGACCTACGCCTGCTGGACGCGGATCTTGTTGTTCCAGGAAATGACCTTCACCGCGAGTCCGTTCATCAGGAACACGATGTAGAGGTGGGTGAGCTGGCCTGCGACACCGATGGGGATCTCGAGGACCGTCGGACCCGGAGTGCCCAGGTACGGCAGCGTGATCGAGCTCTCATCGAGCATGTACAGGTCGCGGTAGGTGGTGGCACCGATGTCGTAGTCATCGATGGAGTCACCGGGAACCACCGCGAAGGGGAGCTGGCCCGCGTAGGTGTTGAACCGCTGTGCGGTGACACCGACGCCGATGTCCACGTAGTCGGGGCCGACCAGGCGGACGTTCGGGTCCTGCTGCTCATCGAAGGTGATCTTCTCAGCCGGATGGCCCCAGATGATCGACGGCATGCCGCCAGCCTGGGTGATCGGGAGAAGAGCGGAGTCCACCGCACGCCGGAACGAACCGGTGGTGGTGGGGTTGGTGGCGGGGTCGACGTTGACGGCGTTGGCGGTGAGCTGCTGGCGCAGGCCGTTGAAGGCGTTCGCGTCGTACAGGCCGTACTCGTCGTCAGCGGTGCCAGTGGCGACAGAAGCGTTGCCGTTGAAGATCTGCTTCTGCATCTCGTGGGACATGGCGCGAAGGCCACCCTGGAGCTCGAGGGCCTCAGGGTTGTAGTCCACACCACCGTGGGTGACCGCGAACTTCGACTTGAGCGAGATGCCACGGCGGGTCGCCAGGATGGCGATGTTCGTGGTCTTGCGCTCGTAGACGTTCGTGTCGTCCGTCACGGTGCCGAGCTCGGCCATGAACTTGGCGCCACCGTAGGAGGTGATCTGGTTCCAAGCGTGGACGAGGCCGTTGGCCGGTTCCTTGGGGAAGCGGTCATAGGCGGGGAACATCCGCACGAAGACCTCGTAGAGCATCGGCTCCAGGTCTTGGCGGATGAGGGCGGTCGCGCCCGTGGTGTCGAGCGCCTTGGCGATGTCGGGGTCCAACTGGGCCGTCATCGCGTTGAAGGCGTTCTGGGCGGAGAACCCGGCGGTGTTCAACCAGAGGTCGAGCGGGATGCCGGTGTTCTGCACCGCAGCCTGACGGGTGATGAGCTGGCTGATGCTGTTGGTGTCCTTCTTGCGAAGGGCCTCACGCATCGAGATCCGCTCATCGGCGGTCAGGTAGCGGCGGGGCTTTTCGGGTGCTGGGGTCGCCTGCTCGGCCACGTCCACCGTGTCGATGGATGTAGCGGTCGGCGTCTCGTTGAGCTTGAGCAGCGTGTTACCGATCTGCTCGTGCGTCTCGAGAACGCTCCTACGCAGGGCCTCCAGCTCAGGCGATAGTGCCATTGCTAGGTGTCCTTTCTGAGAGCTTCCACGAACTCCTTGCCGTAGACGGCGGTCAGACCACTGGCCTTATCGGCCAACTGGCGCTGCCCTTCCGGCACGACGGCACGGCGTCCTGCGGGGGTTGCGGCGACCTGGTCGAGGATCTCCTTCGTCAACGTCAGAGCGTCGGCGGCTTCCTTGATGGCGTCCTTGCGGTCCTCGCGTGCGGCGATCAGCTCGCTGGTGAGCGCGGCCACGAGGTCGTTGGCGTTCTTCAGGGAAGCGGTGACGGTAGGCTCAAGGATCTTGAGCGCCGCCAGAAGGTCGTCTCCTTCGATCGGCTCGCCGGTCAGACCGATCGAGTCCCAAGGACTGTCAGCCTGTTCCTCGTTCTCAGGGACGCTCGCTTGAGCTTCCTGCGAGGCACCGTCCGGGGACTTTCCCCGGTTTCCGGTATCAACGGTGATCTTCGCGTGTTCTGTCTCTACCGAGACAGTCGCGTCTGTCTTGTCGGGTCCAGTGTCGTTGGTCACGGCCTCGGGGCTGAGGTCCGCATCCGGCTCCACTTCCGGCGCCTCGATGGTAGGTGCTGCGCTGGCTGCTGTCGAGGTGATCTCGACGGCGGGCACGCCCTCGGTGCCGCCGCCGTCGAACGTGGGCATGCCCTCGTCCTCGCCATCGACGGACTTCTCCGACTGGTCGTACTCGTGCCAGGCGGACTTGCAGTCCTTCTTGGGGCGCTTCTTGTCACCGCCGCAGCCGTTGCAGATGCCATCCTCGAGGGCAGCATCGAGCCTGTCGGTGTCTTCCTGCTTGAAGCCCACGTCCTTCTGCTCTTCGGCGGTGCCCAAGCCGAAGTCGGTGACGGTGAGCTCACCGTTCACGATCTTCGTCTCGGTGCCCTGCACATGGCCGTCGAGGGCCTTCACGGCGTACTCGACCCAGGAGCGGGGGTTGGCCGGGACGCCCACGAGGGATGTCTCGAGCAACTCGACGTGGTTGATGGTGTAGGCGCCGTTGTCCTTGCGGGTGGCACCGCCGTCGGGGATCATGGCGCCGATCGAGAGGCCCAACTTGGTGCC